CTTCGTATTTCTTTGGTTTCTTTTTCTTTTTGTCATCTCCAAAATTTGCCATGGCACCTTTAGGTTTACCATCTCCTTTGTAGATCCCGTAAGATGATCCCTCATTTTGAGTTTCTTCTTTCTTCATTTTTTCTTTCGCTGCTTTTATTCTAGCAAGAAAATCACTTCCACCCTTCTCTTTCTTGATCTCATCATCACTCATCTTCTTACCTGACTTATTCTTATCTGCATACATTTTACTTTGCATGTCATTAGAACTTGACATTCTACCTTCTTCTATCTCAACTTCTTCTTTCTTTGTCTTCTTCACACAGTTTGGATATCTTTTACCAAACATAGTCTTCATACCTTTCTTCTCATATCCTTTCCAACATGCCTCCATAAAGTCATCATAAGACTTAGGTTCAACTGAATCCATTACATTTGTATTGGTTGTGCCAGTATTAACTTGGTTTTGATACTGTGACTTAGTTATATTTCCACCGGGATTAGTTTGATTATACTTCTTTCTAGCATCAGAGTTTTGCTTTATTTTGTTTTTTAGATTATTGAAAATATTTTTTACACCATCAACTAAACCTTCATCGGCATACTCATACCCTTCCTTCTTACTATTACCCCAGTTTGCAGCACCGACTTTACGACACTTGACTAATGCACCTGACGCATATGCACTTGGCCATACAGAGTATCTTGACTTGACCTTATGATAACATGCATCTTTTGTGCCACTACCTTTACCCTTCTTGTCTGATTCAGTGATTTGATTTTCAATAGATTCCTTCTTCACTTTTTTCTTATCAGTACTAACATATGTAGGTTTGGCAGCACCTGACTTAGACTGCTGATTAGGGTCTGCTGCCTTCTTTCTTCTTGATGCAGATTCTCTTTCTGCTTTAGACATGCTTGCTCTTTTTGATGATGACACGCATTTAGGTGTGCCTTCTCCGGGTTCGTCACTAGCACATGTTCCACCAGTCTTGACATTAACCCATCCACCTTTACCATCTTTAGATTTAGATCCAGAGAACCACTTATGTAAACTACCTTCTTTGACAGGACCTGCAGCAACAGATTTAATTGCCATTTTAAGTTTGTTCCTCACAGAATATGGATTATATGGTTTGATTCTAGTAGGGTTTGCAGGACTTATTTCAGCAATCGTCTCTTCATATGTCTTGACTCCATCCTTTACATATCCCTTTCCTTTAGTGTCATAAAATTTTATACCTTTCTTTACTCTTTCCTTTTTCTTCGCCATGTACTCTTTATCTGCTTTTGCTTTATCTTCTCTTCTCTTTGCCTTTCTATCTCTTGCTTCCTTTGCTGCTGTTGCAAAAGATTTATAGTCAGTCAACTCGTCCATGGTTGACACTTGAATGTCAGTTACGGGTATTTCAAGATGTGCACGAAGCATCTCGTATGGAACTGACTTTATTTTTTTATCATCTTTTTTACCATCAGGGGTTTTCAAACCAGTAGGTAGTCCAGTATTAGGATTTCTTTTTTGTTCCATTGCTTGTTTTCTTATCGTTGCATAATAAACTTTTTTACCTTCTTCTTTTCCATATTGTTTTTTCATACTCTTCTTCATGTCAGAGTCATCATATTTTTTCTTTAGCATCGTGTCTTTTCTCTTTTGAGATGGGGTCATTGTTGCTTCAGACATGCCACCATTACCACCATTGCCACCATTACCACCGTTACTATTTCCGTTACCATTCCCCCCACTCCCATTTGACTTAGAGTGTCCGTTACCGTTCCCATTACCATTTTTTTTAGAATCATCATCTTGTGGTTCTTGTCGCAAATAACCGCGAGCACCAATCATATACCCTTTTGGTATTTTTTTACACTTCTTATCAGTGTAGCAATAATATTGTCCTTTAGGGCAAGATTTGGCCATATTATATTGATCGCTATTTCTTATTTATATTTCCTTGCTTGATAATCTTTTGAAGATCTGCAGTGCTACCAATGAATACTGAATTATTTACAGTCTTTGGACCAGAACCAGTTGGTTTCTCTAGATCAACCATTTTTTTCTGCAAATCAATAAGTTTATCTGTGGTATCTGCCACACTTTTTATCAATTGACCTGCAACTTCATATGCTCTTGGGTGCTGTGAGTCTTGACATACATCTAATATGCCATTGATTGCTTCCTGACCTTTCTCAACAAGATTGTATAATTGTGCTCTACTATATTCGTAATCTTTTTGAGGATCATCACCCTCATTCTTAACAGGTTTGACTTTGACAGATTTAGTCTCTTTGACTATCTCTGTCTTTACATTCATTGCCTTTTCTAACTCATCAAAGTTTTCCATTATTGGTCAGTGCCCTGACTAGGACTAAAGAATTTAGAATCTTGGAAGAAATCAACATCACTATTAAAACCAAAATCATCACCGACTTCGATCAATGCATGATCAGCAGCGTTAATAAGATTTATAACATCACCGTTGCTATGCTTCATTTCAGCAGTTCTATATTGACCTCTAGCAACTATTATTGAGACATTATCTTTCTCCTCAACTCTCATAACTTCAGAGTTTATTTGAATATATTGTCCCACAACTAAACTTGCTCCACTTGTTACAGTCATCAGAGTTTTACCAACCTCTAATGTTGCAGCAAGAGATAAGGTTTGATCTTGATTGTAATCTTTTGTAGCGGTAGGTGTGACAACATATCTGACCTCTCTTGGTGCTCTGATAGCAGATGAGTAATCGATCTGAACTTTCTTAATAATACCACCAGTTTCGTCTGTAGGAATCTCGTTGTAAAAATATGTTTTTGCTGTAAAATCTAAATCATATACGATTGCTCTTCTTGTATTGAAATCATCTTCATATTCATCTTTGAAAGATATATCACTCAATGTAAACGGTATATCTCTTTTCTCATCATGACCGTCTATCATATTGAGAGTTACATTATATGATGGTTGAAAGAATGGTAATATTTGCTCAAGTATTTGTAAAGCATCATCTTGTAATTTTGCAGCAAAACTAAGTCTAAATCCTATGTTATAAGGCACAGGCATGAAAACTTTTTTGATTTTATTTTTACTACTATTCGGAACTATACAAAATTTTGTTATAGGTGCAATTTTTCTTGTAGAGTCATATTGATATGAAATAATTTCAAATGATAATCTTGGTAATGTAATTGCTACATTCTTATTGAAATTAGGTTGCTGTTCTATTCTTGCCAAGAACTTCTGCATAGGTCCATATGCGATAGGAACCTTGATTGTTGATATTACTGCATCTGTTGAATCATTGGTATGCTTTATTGTAATGTCATTGAACAAAGTTCCGAAAGCAATTACAGTCTTTCTAATCGTCTCATTGTAAAAATAATTTCCAAACATTATGCTTCACCAAATGGATTTTTTTCTGTAAAGTCAAGGATACCATCACCCTCTGATTGGAAGCTAACATTGTCCCCGAACGAATCTAGATTTGTCTCATCATCGTTATAGTTGATACTATTTAGACGGTAAGCGATAGTTTCTCCTGTAGTCTTCGCTGTTCCCACAATCAATTCACCTACTGAGAATTTACCTGTAAGATCTTTGGCAGTAAGGGTGCCAGTAGTAGCATCCCAAGTTCCAGCATATGCAGTTGTTGAAGATGCACTACCGGTAAGAATCATTCCATACTTGAATGTTCCCACTCCAACTGTACCTGCTGCACCAACACTAATCACAGGTGCTACTGTATAACCATATCCTGCATTTGTTGTAACAATTTGATTTACTACCCCATTTACAAGTATTGCAGTTCCTATGGCAGTTACACCACCTGAAGGTGCTGATGTAAATGTGACCGTAGGAGGAAGAATATAGTCTAATCCCCCAAGTGTCACGGTTACAATACCAACTGCACCTGTTGTTGCAATACCAACTCCTAGAGATACTCCTCCACCTTGACCATCAACAGGGGTGATTGTAATACTTGGAGAAGTGGTATATCCAAAACCGGGATCTGTGATTCTAAACTCTTGTAATGATCTAGAACCCTGTGAATTTGAAGTAGTGATAGCAACAGCAGTTGCTCTTCTACCAGTGCCATTAGGTTTCGATATGAGGACTGTGGGATCTGCTGTAAATCCTGTTCCTTCGTTGAATATCTTAATTTTATGAATACCACCATTTACCAACGATGTCACTGCTGTTGCAGTTGCACCGACACCAGACAAAGACATAGTAACGTTATATCCTAGTGTAGCAAAATCATCATCAATTGCACCAATTCCTGTTTCAATTTTTTCATCACCAAGTTCAAACATCTCACACTCTAACACATAACAATAGTTCTTACCTAGAGCATAAAATGTAGGTGCAGTGTGTTTTACATGTTTGATTTCAAATAATATATCTCCAAGTGGAAAGTATACAAGATCCCCCTCTATAGGTCTTACAGGAACACTTATTCCAAGTCCACCCTCTCTTTGTAAAACAGGAGTAATCAACTCAGCAAATCTTGCTTGAGATATAGTAATCTGCATCTCTGCTGTAGATCTGACTCCAAATTTTGTCAGTAAATTATATTGATCTCCAAAACCCTCGTAATTCTCAACATACCCTTCTAGAGGAAATGATTTTTCAAACTTTGATGAAGAGACTTCTCTCATCACAGTTTTTGTATTCACAAAGGTACGTGGCATATAAACAAACTCAATACCATGCATCTTAATATGTTCATCTACCAAAGACTGAGCAAGATCTTGCTCATTTCTCGCACCTGTAGGTCTAAAATAATTATTGAGAGCCATTAGATTCCCTTCAAACCAAATTGATCTATATATTTTCTATATTTGGCATGCCTTAGTTGTTTTTTCAATGGGTTAGTTTCGGTATCATCGATTATCTTGATGTCATCGATCATATCCCTTGCACTTACTGGATCACCAACCTTTCTAAGACCTTCCGAGAATTCTTTGTATGTTTTCATTATCCTATAAAATCAAGAGGAGGTAATTCGTAATCCATATTCATACGAGACTCCAACTTCTCTAGTTCTGCTGTACCATCTTCCCATATCTGTCTACCATTTAGTTCCATACCACCCGGCATTTTGACACCTTGGAACTTCATTAGATTCTGTCCCCACTGTCTTTTCATCAATGCAGTAAAGTATC